AATGGTCATCTGTTACTGAAGCTGCAAATGCCATAAGTTGTAAATCGCCTGGAAATATAGCTAATTCTTGTATAGGAAAAGATAAGACTGTTTACGGCTTTATATGGCTGTACAAAAAATATGATTATTTACCAAATAGTATCTTGAAAAATAGACTGATACATGAAGGAGCAATTTCTAAAAGTAAAAAAGTAATTGAGATAACTCAACCTAATAAAGTATTTAGTTCTTTAACCGAAGCTGCTAATTTTTATGGCCGTACTGTCACTGAAGTTTCTAAAGTATGTAAAAATGTCATGTCCCATGTTAAAGGCAATAGGTTTGTATATTTAAAAGACTATTTAGAAAAGTCAGAATACTATGACAATTTAGCTAAGGAAAAGGTTATTATTAAACCAAACCCTAAAAAAATAGTTGAAATAGAAAGCGGTAAAATTTTCAATACCGCTACAGAGGCTTCTAAATTTTTTAATGTCAGTTGGAGTAGTATTGGGAAGGTATGCCGAGGGATTATATCTCAAATTAAAGGTCATCGGTTCGCATATCTACATGACTACGAAAATAATTTAGAATACTACAAAAAGTTAGCAAAAGAAAAAATAATTAGAAGACCTCCTACGCAAAAAATAATAGAATTGGAAAGTCTTAAAGTATTTAATTCTATGAGAGAAGCGTCTAAGTTTTTTAATATAAATAAAAATAAAATTAGTAAATCATGTAAAAATAAAATAACTATAGCTAAAATTTTCAAGTTTATGTTTTATGAGGACTACTTAAAAATGCAAGAATCTGTAACCCAAATGAAAAATTTAAATACCACTGAAATTAATAGCAAATATCAAGAGTCTGTTAAAGCGTTAGACGAGATAGATTTCATTCTAAAAGACCTTAAAACTTTGATAGCAAAAGAAGAATTGTTAGCTGATAATTTAATCACAGTGTAATAATGAGTTTTATTTTAACTGCTAAACAAAAAGAGCAAGCTAAATTATTTAATAGTCAACGTTATCGATATATTTTATCGGTTGGTGGAGCTCGAAGCGGAAAGACCACAGGTTACTGTTACAATATTCTATACAGTGCTTTGCAATATCAAACACGAAAAAATTGTGGAATATCAGTAGCCATTATTAGGGATACATTACAATCCGTAAAAAAAACAATAATGCACGGGAGCATGGTCGAGGTGCTTAGGGCTGAGTCATTTCAGCAAGTAAGAGACGCCAGTAAATACGGCGTTCACCACAAGGTCTATACGATCAACGACACAAAAGCACAAATACTTTTTCCAAACGGAGCATCTATAAATTTTTATGGTTTAGAAGATAACAAACTTGACAGGCTACTCGGTACTGAACACAGCATACTCTACTATGGGGAGGCGTCGCTAATCAAACACACCGCCTACAATCTTGTTCAGTCACGAGCAGCCCAATATGCAGAACATGTTAAATTATGTTATAAAGGCACAAATAAGAAAATAGTATTTAGACCGAAAATCCTAATCGATCTTAACCCGGTCGGCGTCCAGCATTGGACGTATAAAATTTTTTTTGAAGGGAAGAATCCAGTAACAGAGTTACCTATTGAAAATTTTGATAGGGACTACGCCCACGTCGTTATGAACCCATCCGATAATTATCAGAATCTTTCTGAAGATTTCAAAGCTATCCTTGAAGCCTTGCCACCACGAGAAAAAGAACGATTCCTTTATGGTAAATATCAAAGTGAGCAAGAGTATGCTTTATGGCAACAGTTTGAAATTGACAGAGATAGAATAACATTAAGAGAAGTGCCCGAACTACAACGCATTTATGTATCCATTGACCCTGCAATGTCAGCTAATCAATATACATCTGATAAAACGGGGATAATAGTTGCGGGTCGTGGCAAGTTTAACGGAGAAAATCATTATTATGTTTTAGAAGATAGAAGTGGTCATTATTTACCTCAAGAATGGACACGTCAAGCTATTTTGCTATATGATAAGTATAAAGCGGATGGTATTGTTGTAGAAACCAATCAAGGAGGCAATATTGTGACCGATACCATAAATCGAATGTGTGAAAATACAGGGCATCCTAGAATTCATATTATAGAAGCAAGAGTGAAGAGAGCGAAAATTTTGAGAGCGGCTCCTGTCCAGCGTCTTTATATAGATCGTCTCGCCCACCATGTCGAAGCTGAAAAATTGATAGACTTAGAAAAACAAATGTGTAGTTATACAGGGGCAGCAAATGAAGATAGCCCCAATTCGTTAGATGCTTTTACCCAATGTCTGACAGCGTTGCAGTATGGTAGTAACTATAATTCAGTAAATCTTCGGCTAACCGGCTAACTAATCAACATTCAATCATCATGCCACCTATCAACACACCTAACAGCCGTATCATAGAAACTTCGATCCTGTCGCCTGAAATTCAACTTCAGCAACGCACTGTAAGAGATACGTATAATGGCTCAACAGTTATCAAGTCGGACAGGTTAGGTGCTTGGGATAGTATTACAGATGGTTTGACAAGGACAAATGCCGAATATTATCTACCGGCCATTGATAAAAGACAGGAGAATGTAAAGTGGAAAGAACAATATTTGAAAGAAGCGTGGTTTCCATCCTTCGTAACCGATTATATTGACCTTGTTGTCGGTTTGATAAATTTCAATGGTAACAAGTATGTTCTTGACGTTGCGGAGCAGGAATTGAAATGGCTTGTTGAAGTAACGGACGACACACATGGTGGGTTAGAAGCTCTAAAGATACGGATTAATACGGAGCAGTGTTTAGTTGGTCAGTATATGCTTGTTTTGGACTTATTCACTGACTTGGACGGTAACACACAGTTTAAAGTTGCCGAGTTTACCAGTGAATCGATTATATTGCATACCAAGATAGACGGATTAGACCATATTGTATGTACGGAAAAGCATTTCGAGTTTGATCCTAGCCTGAAGCAGAATATTGAAGTTTTATACTATCGTGTATTTGGTTTAGAAGTAAGAAATGGCAGGCCGAGATACTGGACAGCTGTTTTAGACGAGGCTAACTGGGAGAGTATTGATTTACTGAATATTCCTGAAACGTTAGACGAATATAACGTAGAAGTCAATAAACGTGTATTCCCCACATATCATGGTAAGTATTTGGACAGGCTGCCTATTGTCGTTATCAATACATCGACACTTGGTATCAGGCGATTCACTAAAGTACCCACTTATGAGTTAGCTGAAACGGCAATCCAGTATTATAGGCGTGACGGTCGGCTAACCTTCGGTCAAAGATATGCGGCTAATCCAACGGCTGTAGCCATAAACGCTCATTTCCCCGATGCCAAGTCGAATGGTCGCAGGGATGGCGAAGCGTTATGTGAAATGGCCGACGATGACGTTCCTGCTAACAATGGTAAAGTATATACGTCACAGGTTATAGCACTTGGAGCAGACGTTATCGTATGCCTTAATTCTGATTCACCTCAGTTCCCTGCTGATATTAAGTATCTCGAACCGCGATGTGACGGTTTCGATTCGATGGAAAAGAGTATCAATCGGTTAGGCCGTCATGCCGAGCAGTGGGATTTAGGTAGGTTACTATCTACAACTGGTACAAACGCATCGGCTGAAGCGGTAAGTATGCGAGGGCAGGTAGCTATAGCGGACGTGCAACTGGTTGACAAAACGTCGTGTGAAGGTATTTCAGAGCTATTACGCCTTGCCGCGATATGGACAGGTGTTCCAGAAGCTGACGCGATAGCTAATATCGAATTTATAGTTAATACCGATTATGTGCGAACAGAATTTACTAATACGAATGCTCCGGTCGAAGCACAGGGGCGACAGTTATTAAGTAGGCCACGTCAGTTGACCTGGCAAGGCTTACAGAAAATATCAAAAACTACCCAAGAGCCTGTAGCTTTACCACCAGTTGGAATGGCTGCTGGTTCTAATAATGTGATTCCTTAACAAGAAAGGCACGAGAATTATTATGTCAAACGATCTTAATACAGAACCTGTTAGTGTTTCAACTCAAGAGGAGATGCTTAAACTGTTGCTTGAAAAAGGACTGGTAGAGTATTCCGAAGATGGTACGCAATATATTATCAAGACGGTATTACCGGAACAGCAACACCAGCTTGAAACCCAGTTGCAGCAGCAACAGAAGCGGACTCAAAATCAAGAGGTTTCCTTGCAGAAATTAATTGAGGAAAAGGCGAAACTAGAAGCCCAGTTGGAATTGGAACGTAAAGAAAAGGTGCAACTCGCCAGTAAATCTCAGACTGCCGATGTTTATAAAGAGCAGAAAGAGGACATGTTCAAGGAGTTGCAGGCTCTTCGTAACAAGGTTGACGAAGAGGCCAAAAAGCAGGAGGAATGGAAAGAACAACAGAAAACTGAAAAAGAACGGCAACGGATCAAGGATGAAGTTGTCGCCGTTATGTACGAGCAGCAGTTTCAAGAAAGTGAAATTAAGACGAATATCGAGATGTACGTTGATATGTTCATGGTCTTGGACGATGCCGTAATCAGCAAGGACAATAAGGCAAAGGACATTATTACAACCTTGAAAGATTATTTGACCGAAAAACCATATTTGCGTAAAACATCGGTATCTGGTAACATACATGGCAATGCGACGGCACCTACGCCAACTCGCAAGCCAATTGACCAGTTGTCCCGCAAAGATTTAATTCGCATGAATCTTGAACTAATGGCTGCCCAAAATAAACGATAATAGTTTATTTTTAGCTGACCACACGGTTTAAGTACAAAATGATACAATGGAAAGGCAGGGTCTTGCCCTCCTTTGAACAGAAGATGCCAAAAGATCATCCATTACATTTTAGAAAGACTCGATCATGGCAAAAGTTTATACGTCGCAAGACCCCTCGCATGTATTGCAAGATAGGGTCTCTGAAGACTGGACTAGGGCAGTTAAAGACAGTCCTACAATTTTGAGTTTGCTCGGTGAGACCCCCTACGTTGCGGGGGCTGGTGGTAGTCATACATGGCGAAATGCCTACGATGCCCCGCTTATGATTAACCAGATTTCCTACACGCCGCTTACGGCGACGACTGGTACGCTCACCATCCCTCCGGCACAGACGATGCTTTTCAAAGAGGGCGACGATCTGCGACTGGAAAATGATTCTGTTACCCTTCGCATTGAGGCGGTTACGGCGGGCAGTCTTAGCGTCCGGCTACTCGGCTGGCATGGTAGCTTACTCGACCCGACCGATCCGGTTAATCCTGGTACAGGCATCCCGACAGGTTCTGATGTCCTTTGGCTCGTTCAGGCCAGAGCTATCAAAGAAGTCAACTATCTGTTTGACGGACGTGGTGGATTCAAAGAGGACGATTTCGACTGGAACGGTATCCAGATTCTGCGTCAGCACCGCATCCACACGGAAACGTTGCAAGATACGGCAACTTTGGATAATGCATCGCAGATTATGGACATGCAGTTGGACGATATGATTAAGAAGAATATCAGGGATATTAACGAGATCATTATCGGCAGCGGTGAACGGGCTAAATCGCGGGACGAAGCGGACGTTACCGGACGTTGTGGTGGTATTACCTGGCTGGCCAACGTTGACACAACTGTCACACCTGCGGCAGGCTGTGTGAAATATCGTAAAGATACACCTGGGCCGCTTACCTATAACGACGTTAAGAATCTGCTCCGTATGCTGGCCGAATGGGGTGATGCCTCTATGGGTCAATGGGCTTTGATCTGTAGCGTTGATATTCAAGGTCAGATTAGTAGCTGGATGCGAGGTACGGAACTGGTCGCACCGATTCAGAATATCACGGGCATTCAGGATACGATCTATGGTAAATTCATTAACCAGATCATCAATCCGTTTGCCTCTGGAGTTATTCCTGTTATCGTTGAGCCGAACATGCCGAACAACCAGGTTTACCTGATTAACACGAATAATACAAAGATCGTATATCGTGAACGACCTGCGGTTAAGATCATCAATCCTGACAATGCAATGGACTTCGACGGTGCGATTATTCGGATTCGGACGAAAATGTCCCTTCAGTTCCAGAATAGTTTCTGTAACGTTGGGGTTATTCGAGGCATCACGCCGTAAGCAACACTGTTACCCACCGCTTTTCTGAAAAGGAGAGCGGTTCAATTGGGAGCAAGTTTTGTTAGTGCCTTACAATACCTCTGCTCCCTAAATCAAAGAAAAACAACCTAAAAATTTTTTTAGAAAGGTCATATATGGCTGGAACAAAAGAGGGGGTTGGTGTTTCCTACGGGCGGCAGTTTACTTTTTACAAAGATGCTCCCCTAGACATATCCGTAGTCAACCAACCTATTGAAGTGCCGTATGTAAGAAATTACGAATATACGGGTATTATGACACAAGAAACCGTGCCATTTGAAAAGCGGCAGGGTGGTATCGGTAAACTACCCGAACTTCCACCGGAGATGCCAGGTATGCCAGAGGTTATTACTTCAGGCCACATTAGCAATCCAGTCGAACCTGAACCGCCTGTTGTACCGCCACCTGTTGAACTCGAACCTCCTGTTGAACCATGAGCAGCGTGCTGACTGTCCAGAATTTATCCTTTACTACCATAGCTTTTGCCGATGAGTTACTTAACAACTTCGGCCATGAGCTATTTGATACGTGGGTAAATTTAACAGACGATCAGAAGCAGCAGATGCTTAACATGGCCGCGATGCAATTGCAGATAGGTTACTGTCTCTGTGAGAAAATCAAGGAGCTTGACCCTATCCCGTTGCAGTTGCAGCAGGCCAACGTATGGCAGATGGCGGATATGTATGGAACTGGTGCATTTGGCGGGCAGTCCATATTGAATGGTGCGACGAGTATCCAAGTTGACGTATTACGAGTGAGCAGGCAGGCGTTACTGACCAACGAGTCACAGAATCCGTTTAGCGACCTAGTTGATAGTTTAATGAGGTCGCTCGGCTTTGAATTTTGCGGTCGGGGCAATATGTTCTTTCACTTATACCGAAGTCGGGGGTAAAAAATGCTAAAACTACTCAAAATAGTCAAAAGGTTCTGGAATATTTTTTTGTGGGAAACAGCTTTACACAAAGAATTAGAATTTCACGATGCTGTAAGTTGTACTAATACTGATATAACACTCTGTGAAAATTGTTACGGTAGCTGTCAGGTATATGATATGACAATCGTACCTTACTGTTCACGATATAACTTTTTAATAGAGCTTCAGTTATGACCAGACTTGGCAGGTCGCAAACAGTAGAAGGTATTTTTGCCGGACGTGGCGGTACGGTTTTTCAGATGATAAATTTATTTGGTCAGTGGGTTACATTGTCCAATGAGTTTAATTCAGACGATGAACTGCTGACCGAACCGCGTTCGATACGGCTGAAATGCTACTGCAAGAACGATAGCTTTCAAGATCAGGAAGCTGTAGCTGGTCAGTATTTGAATATCCTTATACCGACTGCGACGCTTGGCGATTTTCAACTGATAGAAGGTCGAACATTGGTAAGTGTGCAGAATGACCCGATACAGTGGGTGCTAACGTCGGCAAGGGCAGTTCATGTCGGTACAAAGATTACCCACTATAATGCAGACTGTTACCGGAATCAAAGTAGCATGAGGTGATAGCAGTTCCTTAAAAAGTTAGAAAAACTTGGAAAAACTTACTTAAAAAATGCAGCGAAGTCATAAGATACAACTTGTACCGAACCAGAAAGCTGTTGAATATTTCCAACAGGCTTGTGGCGTAGCACGTTTTACTTATAACTGGGCGTT